TGTTAGAATTACCGCCCCATGCAGACATGTGATACTCCTTAGTTAAGATGCCGGTTTTGCGGCAGGCTTCGGTGCATTAAGTTTCTGTTGTTGTTCTCGCGACTTCTGTTGTACATCACGAAGCTTGGCCGCCATCATATCGTTTGCTTGGCGCTGTTTCAAAGTGATTAATTCCTGTTGCTGTTTGGTGCGAAGACGATCCGCTTCCGTTGGTTCTTTCGGCGCACTGACTTCTGCTTCGTGCAGCGAGGACAGTCCGAGCGCCCGCAATGTCATCGGTCGCAGTACGGCTCGATTCCACTTGATACCCAATTCGTCCATCTTTGCGATCATCTGTCCTGCGATCTTCCACCCTTCAGGCGTCAGACGCTTACCAAATGGATCGGCAAACACTTGCAATGCTGCATTGACTAATGCTTCCGGAGAGTCTTGCAGGTGCGCCGGCACCCGATGCTCACCCGTCAATGACTGATACAAAATCGTTGCGCCGCGCATTTTCTCTCCGAATGTCGCATGCACGGCTTCCTTCATCACGTTCTTTAGAGGAGCGACAATTATGCGGTCACCCCACTTTTCCTTACCAACATTGACGTACACCTTATTGTCTTCGATCTTATCGACGACACCTCGGAACCCTGCACCGCCGCGCACACCAAACCCCGCATGCACACGGTCGCCGACCTTGATATGATCTTCGTACATCCGTGCACGATCCATCTTGTTGCGATGGTCTAAATCACACATGTCGCATGTACCGGACGCCTTCTGGCGTTCTTTGGGAGTTAGAATCTCTCCACACTCCGCGCAACGCACTACGGACGTGGTGGTGGCATCTTTTGCTTCGAACAGATTCATCGCAAACTGTCCTGCTGTAAGGTTGAACATTTCGTGTACTCCCATATGCATTCGTACGCTACGATATAAGTTTTTCGCAACCGTCTCATTCGTGGTAGGCACGTTCTTTCGAAATGCCGCATAATTTCCATCTGTGGCATATTTACGTTGTTGTGTGCCCGATACCCGATTACTATTCATGCTTCGACCCGAATCGACAACGGTATACGACATCGGAATCGACTTGTCTTTTTGATACTCGCGTGTACCCGGTTTCGCAAAATATTTAGCAAAACGTTGAAACTCTGGTACACGTTCACCGCTCACGACCACAAACAAATCTGTATATCCTGCGGCAGAGCATTCCAGAAATGCATCGAACGGTGTCCGGACGCTTGCGTTTCTACTGAAACGAGCATGCGGAAACAGTTGCTCTAAAAAGTGCACCTTCTCGTCAAACGGCAGGGGGTTCTTTTTGGCGTCATGCGACACCGACGCATAGACGCGATGATCTGCACGTAAGCGTTCTGCTTGATGTCGAATGAACTCAATATGTTCTGCGTGACCGGTTGTCGGAGGGTTAAACCGTCCAAACCCAATGACAATAGGTCGATACAATGCTGCCATGCTACTATTTAGACTTTCGACAACCTATGCCCATTGCTTTGGGACGAGGAAATTGTTCCGTGAGAACTCTAACCGATCTACCAATTTGACCATTCGGCCGCTATGAGACGTTGCGACAAACCCCTCATGACTTGTTGCGCGAAGTCCCTCGGGTGTCGGTACAAATGTCGCGACATTCTTCGCTTGTGCTAATTTCCGCAACACCAGCACCTTTGCCGTGTTCATTGCGGAATGCAGGTTGAACCACATCTCTGCATGGTCTTTGTGTGTGGATAGTTCACGCAGCCATCCATCGAATTGTGTACGAATACGGTCTTGGCCAGCAGGAGTTTTACGTTCGACGACTTCTCGGTCGCGCCGGTCGATCAAAAACGTTATCAACTCTTGTAATGCGCGATTGCCGGGGCCAGCATGTGCGCCAGCGCGAACTCGTGCATTGAGAAACTGCTGCACTAAGCCGTGCAGCGGTTCCGTACTAAACATATGCAGAATCGTCACCGGCACTTTACCAGCAAACTCTCGAATGCGATGCATAGCCAACTGAAAGTCTGCTTCCTCACTTTGTGTGAAGGTGACGGTACCCGACACATCGTCAAAGGTATTGTCGATAGCCACGACGCGACTGCTATGCGCTAATGAAGCAAACGCCATCGGTGCTGTCGGTGTCACATGATATGTACTTAACGATGGGCCGCTTCCCTGATACATGCTATGAAGCACGATACCCAACTGTGCTCGTGCAATGCGCTGTCCTAACTCACTATCTTTTCTGACGGCATACAAAATTGTGTTCGGTCGAAACGTTAAATACTCTGCGCCATCGATGTGCTGCTCATGCACATCATCCGTGAAAATCAGATCGCCTTGAAAAATGTGTTTCGGTCGCAATAGCGCCAACTCACTCAAACACGTATGCAGTTTATTCGCAACACCAGAATCGCCATATGCGTCTACGATCTGGTCGTGCGTTTTCATGAGTTTGGGGTTCTTACTGAATGCGGCTTTTGTCGCGACGAAGAACTTTCCATCAGCGGGATCGTGACCGAAAACGATAGACGGCGCGCCGTCCCATTTCGTACGAACGTTCATGGATTGCGATACACCACCATCACGCAGCATCTGATGAAATTCATTGAGAACTTCTTCGGCCAATGCGATGCCCGCAGCACCCTCGTCCAGCAACAAATCTTCAAGATGTTGCAGGTGTGTTAGTTTGCCTGTTTGAGCAGATTCGCTTAAAAACCCACGAAATGATGGTATACGCATGATGAGTTACTTATATGATATCTAGTTGAAGTGATTGATAGAAATCCGTATGTTTGAGAAGCACACGATACCATTGGCGAATCTTTTTCTTGAAGATCCGCAACGCAGGATGGTGTGGCGATGTCTCAAAGGCTTTGACAAAAAACGCATATGATGATGGATCGTCCACATCGGTTTGCCCTGCGACTGCGGCTAAGGCTTCCAGATACGATAACTCGGGAAATTGTATGATCATCTCGAAAGCGACATCGTGCGCGTAGGCTTCAATTTCATCATAGTCGCCAAGATATTCTTGATCGTTTCGAATATCTTCATGCGTCGCGTCTGAACGGAAGGTGCGCGATTCATGATGATCCGCATTCTCGCGATAGATATTTTGATGCCGATGGCATAACTCGTGCATCAGAAATGTCCAGAAGAAGAACCGTCGTTGCGCCCATGAACGGGCTGTCCATTGAATGCGATGAGACTGTGGATGAACATGCCATTCGAGACGAATGTCTGCCATCGACTGTTCGTGCGGAAGTTCTTTTTCACCAATCCAGTATGCCGTCATCTTATTGACATTAACGGGCAACTGTGGGTCATTGACAATAATATTCTTCACACCAAACGGCTCGGTGACACTATTCAAACGGTTGAGGAATGCTTGAATATTCGTCTTATGCCCACGCAACGTTGCTGGAAGTTTTCGTGGAAAGACCTCATCGACCTTTTGCTGTATTACACGCGCATCCATAATGACCCGACGATGGAGCGCATCTAAACGCATGAAGACCTCCTTATGGGTATTTAGGTGCGTATCCCTAATACCCATTACAGGTACTATTATACCCTATTCGTCAGAGGTTTTCAAGTGTGTCAGCGGTTTCCGTTTAGATGCCATACGACGCATGCCATCATTTCCTGCCGTAACGAGATCTTGAAACCCTTTGGGAATCGGCGCCGCGACGTCACCCGTCACGCTATTGATGTTGGTTTCATACAGTTTCATACGACTGGTATCGACGCCAAGAATGAACTTCTGATAACTGTTGCGTTTCGCATATCGGTTTTTCAGTACGTATGCTTGTATCTGGTTGTTGCGTTCCAGTTCTTCGGACGTTGTGAGTGCCAGCATGAAGTCTGCGGTTTGTGGAATACCAAAACTCTCACCAACATTTGACAGATCCGGATCAGACGATGCAAACCCCTGACGATTAAACTGTGCGGCTGTCCAGATGGGCATATTCTGCTCAACGGCCAATCCGCGTAATTCTTCTGCGATAAACTTGTTATAGGTATACGAGTTGATCGCGTTTCCCATCTTGATACGTGCTGACGCGCAAATCGACAAGTAATCGACAAACAGAATATCCGGAGTGAAGTTCTGCTTCATCTTCAGTTCGTGCAGCAGTGCTCGAAAATGACCACTATGTGCTGTAGCCGTCGGATACTCTTTGATGATGATACGACCGGTCGAAGTTTGCTGAAGCGTTTGAAGTTTCTTCAGATAGCGTTCGCGTGGCAACGCAATCAGATCGTCCATCGGAATATCTAACATGTTCGCATCGATACGCTCTGCAATACGCTCTTCTGCCATTTCAAGCGTGATGTAGAGCACCTTCTTACTCATCCGCAAACACGCAGCAGCGAGATGCACAAGAAAGAGCGACTTTCCGACGTTCGTACCCGCCAAGACGATGTTCAATGTCTTTGCCGGTACGCCACCCTTTGTCATCTCATTGAAGATGTTCAAGTCAAACGGTAGTCGCGATTCCGCTTGATGGTAGAAGTCGAATCGTTCTTCCGCTTGTGCGAAAAAGTCATGGCCGACATGCGTATCGAAACTGACAGCCAATGCTTCTTTCAGAATATCCGGAATCGCATGCGGGGACGCTTTGGGGTCGTCAAGCATCGACACACTCTTTCGCAACGCGCAGTAGAGTGCACGATCCTGACAAAACTTTTCCGTCTCTTTGAGCAAGTATTCGCTTTGCGTATCTTCATTCAGCGGAGCGGTCGTTTCGATATGCGCGAGTGTTGACGTGATCTCTTTGACTGCGCTTTCGGGAATATCGGACAACTCATCGATACCCAATCGCACAGCCGTAAAAGACGGGAGTTGTCGATACTTCTCAAAGAACGATAGAAAGACGGTATAGATCGACGCACAACTGTTGCTCGGAAAATATTCTTGCTTCAGATACGGCGTCACTTGTTCCGCGAACGTCTGTGACGACATCAGTTGTCGAAGAATCGTCTGTTCCAACAGTGTCATTAGTGAATGCCCTTAGTGTCAGAGTTCAGCAGCGTATCGAAGTTGGACAATGAGATGTGATGCAACCATGCCAACAGAATTTCACCGCAAAACATATCAAAGTCTTCGGTGACGGAAAACCCCGGCGGGGCTTCATGAATTTCTGTTTCGAACTTTGTCGGTACCATCCCATCTGCGGTAAGACCATTGGAGACGACAAAACGCTTGAATGAAAATGTCACACCAGCATACGGGCCTTTGATGATTTCAAGTCCGAGAATTGGATCGCCACGTTTGACGGGAATCAACCGTGGCACAATCGTAGTGAGAATATTGGTATCGATAGTTTCCATTATTCTTCGACGACCTCTAAATCGGAAACGTCCAAAGACGCAGCACCATATTTGAATGTCGATTCCATATGCGTATTGATCGCCGTCAACACGTCCTGCGTAAAGAACTTCTCGGGTGTGGCGTGAATCGCTTTCTCAAACGCTTTCGTGCCGTCGGGAAACTCAAACTTGTTTCCGACACGCTTGATCACTCCGGCGGCTTCTCCATATTCCAGCAGTCCGTAATATCGATCCAAACCACCATCGAAGAGAATGCGCGTTTCAACACGCGTCTCTTCTTTCGTGAGGCGCGACTTCATCATTCGTGCGGTGACGATGTTGCCTACGACGGCTTTGTCTGTGTCTTTATCTTTTCGCTTACTCAGAAACACAATCGTATCCGCGGCGTACTTCGCACCACTTCCGCCTGCTAATTCCTTTGTGGGCACATAGGCGCCGATGATCGAGTACACATGGTTCGTCACCAGCAGCGGCACTTTTGCTTTTGCTAACTTCAGACGGAGCACACGAAACGCACCCTTGATGAGTTGCGATTTCGTCATATCTCGTGCGTCTTTTTCATTCGTAATGTCTTCTGTTTCTTTCTTTGATGGCAGTGCAGACAGTGAGTCCAGTACCATCAGTAATGGAAACCGCTTGTCTTCGGGAAGTGCCATGTACGCATCGAGTGCTTTGACAGCGACGGTTCGAAACTTTTCAATACTATCTGGTTCCGACTTTGCCACGCGTGTAATGTCAATACCGCGACTCGTGAGCATGGCATTCGTGACTGCACTCTCGGTATCGAAATAGAAGACTTGACCGTTCTTATGCTGCTCAAGAAAGTTACGGACGATTCCCATTGCGAAGAATGTTTTCCCCGTCGCAGGGTCACCGGCAAAGATCAAGGCTTTGTTGTTGGGAAACCCACCAAACATATCACCTGACAATGCAGCATTCAATACATAACTTCCCGAGTCGATGTATCCGCTGAACTCTGAAGACGCTTTACCGTCTGCGGCAATTGCAGTGTGTTCGTCACCAAGATCTGTAATGAACTTTTGAAAAAATGACTGTGCCATGCTCACTCCTTTGTCTCATTATATCATTATGCGTGTGAAAGTCGATGCGCTTCTGCGGCACGAACACGTCGTGCGCGTGTGAATTTTGGTCGTTCAACTGGCAACGGACTATCTAATGTTGGTTCTGCTAAGGTATCCGTGTGCGTTGAAGGGTCGATAATCATATCATGTGCGGTATCGATGGCGGCTACTACATTTGCTGCCGTCGGTGGTGTCTCTGGTATCGGCATTGCTGGTGCATCCGTCGAGGGTACCGATAGTGCTGAAGGCGCCGGAGGTTCCGCAGGAGATACGGGTGCTATGCGCGACAACGACTGTGCTGCCAGCAATAGTGCAATCGCCATCGGATCGAAGACAGAGATGATGATCAAAATAAAAAACGTCACAGTGCGATCTAATACATCCACAGAGGTATCGTGATACCACGCTTTCGCGATGAAGATCAAAGGGCCAACATCGACAGTTTGTTCTCGCGTACGCTGGTCGAATTGCACCAATGCTTGCTCGGCCGCTTGCAGTTCTTTTGCACTCTCTCGTGTGCGAGTTTGTAGTTCACGCTGCACCGTTTGTTGCGAACGCATGACACCAACAGCGCCATTTGAACCTGACAATCGATCTCGTTCAGTGAGACGAGCGATAATTTGATCCGCAGAGTTCTTCGACGTGTAGGCGTTCAATGCGGCCTCATCACGCGTATACGCATCCCGCGCAATAGTGACTGCACGTTCCAATGTCGTGCGTTCGGACACACTCGCTACCAACGGGGCTTGCTGCACCAAATACGCACGAGAGAGATATCCGAAGATACCAATACCGGTGAGCAGCATCAATACCATGACGCCGATACTCACGTACGCGACGAGAAGTTTGGGAGCATCACGCCAATACCGAAACACCCACGACACGCCCACAATCTTTGCTAACTCAAGTGCGCCACCCATGACAAGCACCGGCACCAACGCGCCACTGAAAATACGCGCTAGACCTGTCACAGAGTAAAACGCCGCAATGCTGGATAGCAGCATTCCGGTCAAAAACAAGATGACTTGTAGACTTCGACGATGTGACATGTATTCATTCCTCTAAAACAACGTAGGTTCGTATTCCGCACTCCACTGCACATGTTGAAGAATCGCATTCAGCGGATCGAGTACCGCAATCTGAAACTGCTTCTCGTAATCGACATAGCGTTCAACCTGCCACGACGGCGGACAGTCGTGCGGTGCGGACATGACATGCGAACCAAAGGGGTTCATATTTCGGAGATATGCAAATCGAATCTTCGCTCCGTCGCGAATGGTTTCCAGATGCGAAAGTTGCTCCGCACGAACTTTCTTATTGTACACAATCGCGCCTTTGACGTGAATGGGTATCGATTTTTCCGCATGCTCATACTGCTTCAGTCCATTCACAGAACGCGGCATTGCAATATCCGCGAACGAGGCGTGTGTGAACTTCTCTCGCGATGCTTTGATGTACGCCCACACATCTTCTTGCGTACCACGCAGGAGCAATTCAATCGCATGCGTTAGAATATCACGAGCAATTGCGGGAGTCGATGACTTCACCGCTTCGATGCCCATCATCTTCAGTTTCGGTTCTGCATGACGAACACCTTCGGTATCATAGACATTCAGCATGTATCGCTTCTTCGCTGTCCAGACGCCTTTATCTGCAATGACTTCGCGTTTCATCGAGAGACAGGGTGTCGCGACATTCATATATTTAGCGAGAGATGCCAACGATGCGTCAATGATAGGCTGTATGCGTCGTTCACAGAAGCGATCCAACATTGTCACAATTTGCTGTGTCGCTTTGTCTGCAAATGCGGGTTCCTGTGCTACGAGCGCCCCGAGGTTGATATAGATCGAGTCCGTATCGGAGGCGATGATATAGTCATTTGAGGTATGTAACACTGAGTTGAGATAGGTATTGACATCGTTCGCAATCCATCGAATGACCAGTTGACCGGTAATGGTAACGGCTTCCGCCATATCCAGATTGTAAAACCGGAAGTAGTTTGAGCCTAAAGCGCCGTACGCAGAGTTGAGATTGACTTTGCGAACAAGTTGCTGGTTGTTGTATGCGGCAATCAATTTTGTAAGTTCCGCATATTCCGATGACGTCTTGGCATATGCTTCGCGTTGCTGTTTAGCATCGGTTGCCATACGTTTGAACTTGACGCGCTCATCGTATAACGTTTTGAGCATCGCTGGAAGAAACCCCTCTGTATCTCGGCGCGTCAGAACACCATTTACAGCGAACGCGTATCCCTCTGGAAGATGTGCGCCTGCATGAAACAACTCTGCAATTGGCGCTCGTGCCAAGAGTGCATCGATTGGAGGCGTATCCGTACATTTTTCAATAATGGTTTCGGGGGAGAGGTTCCACTGTCGAATAATATGAGGATACATGGACGCCAGATCGTATGAGACTACCCATTGATGCTGGCCGACTAATGGATCTTTGACGTACGCGCCAGCATATTGATCGGTCTTCTCTACTTCTCGGCGCGGTGGAATATGTGTGCGTCGAGCGCGGAGATAGTGAAAGATCATGATGTCCCACAAGCGCACTTGACGAAACGTATCGACATAGTTCGCTTTCGCGCTGTATGCCAACGCGCAGACTAGTTCAATGAGTTTCAGTTTTTCATCAAGTTCATCGACCAGTTCAACGTCACGGATGTTGTTGTCGGGATAGTCTCGTTGACCACGCCAGTCTCGGAGAAACTCCGTCAGCAATGCATGTTCGTCCGCGCATTCTTTATAGGTAATCGTGTCGGGCGCATCATAGGGTTTCGTGCCATACACAACAATACCCGATGTGTTACGATGCCGCCATTTCACGGTGATCGCGGTAATTGCGTTTGTCGGATTGTCAGGCGGCGCAAATGACTCTTCAGAGTCTACTTCGATATCGAGATTCCAGATATACAGTCGCGACATGTCCGGAAGAATCTCGTGTTCTCCATACATGTCAGACAGCGCCATGTATTCGGGTTGAATATTCCCATACGCATGCGGATGTGATTGAAGAAATTCACGCCCTTCTGCAATGGTGTCGCATGTGTGTGGAAGCAGTGGCGTGCCATCCAGCGCAACATCACCTGTATGCTCTGTTGTGGGAAGATAATACGTCGGCTGATATGCAATTTCGAGGAAGTGTGGTGCGCCATCAGCATCGCGGCCACGAATGTAGCAGCGATTGCTGATGGTAGTGGTGTAGGTGTATAGTAACGATGCGTTTACGACGCCAGAGAACGTAGGTTTTTGCGATGCATGCAGCATTCGTCAATGATACCGCATGCGACTCAGTTCGTCAATAACGATGACAGTGAAGGCGTTGCAGGTGTCACGATTCCTGACCAGTACGAACGATACGCGGCTTCCATCTGTTCCGTCAGAGGTGCATCATAGATCACATGAAGCGTAGACACGCGAATGTGATCTGTATCTGCATACGGACGAACCGGCAGAAGACCGACTCGCACCGCACCCGTTGATGGATCGATAGCCATGTTCGGCATCACCGCATCCTCGACAAGCCACGTCACCTGTGCATCATCGAGACGCATACGACCAATAATATCCTCACCTGTCGTGAGGTGCAACAAACGAATCGCTGATGCTGACATTATGATTTCTTCCCCTTTGTAGGCTTCTTGGCTTTCTTTGATGAGGACTTTTTCACCGTGGACTTCTTTCGAGGCTTACGCTCCGTCTTTTCTTTCAGTCGCTGTTGTGTCTTTCGAGCATGCTCGTATGCAGCAATTGCTCTCATTGATGGCACATCAACGTCTGAAATATTCGCCGGCGCGTCGTCAGAAACATGCGTGGAGTCATGTTCGAACGCTGTCGGCCAATCCTTATAGAACTCTTCATCTATCTGAGTGTAGTCGATGTCGTCGTCAGTCTTCTGTTGCTCCCGTACGCGGTTCCAAATACGCATGCCCAACGTATAACCCACAATGACACACGCGACAACACTGATGAGGTATAAAACGAACATGAGAAACTCCTATGCTTCTGTTTTCTTATTGTTGCAGTGACCCTTGCATTCGCATGCGGTGTCGTGCTGATATTGGATAACATAATCGATACGACGGTCGAGATCCTGCCGCTCCCGATCAATGCGCCGATTAAGTTCACTATCGACGTTACTGATCGCCTGCGCGAGTTGTTCTTCTAACCGCTCTGATGCCGACTTTGTTTCTCGCTTATGCTGCACCATGCGCTGAATAGTTCGCTCGACGAAACTTCCTAATGCATACATTGCGCCGCCGAAGATGAGAAATACGAGTAACATTGAGTCCATAATTTTATCCTTTGGTAAAAAGTGTATATTCACGCCGTCTTCGTTCTGTTAACCCCGGCACAACAACTAATTCATGCGTAATTGGATCGCGAGCCTTATTCCATCGTGTAAACAAATCTTCCGTCACCGGCCTCCGTGTATTGATATTCCGCCGCAACGACGATTTTGCGAATGCGTATACACCCACATTGTAACAGAAACAAATCACTGCGTCAATCTGTGATTGTGTGAGTGGCGCTGTAATTTGTTCGTGTATATTTTTCGCAATCTCATTAACATGTGCGCGAAGTGCATCTTCGGCTTCCTGTTGCGTACATGTTTGCCCTTTGACGACGGGTTGTCCGTGTAGTCGTGTCGATCCGTATCCGATTGTCCAGATGCCCGCAGAATCTTCATATGCCTTCAGACGGCATCCTTCAAACTCTTTGAGTAATGCAAGACCATCGTTACTAATCGTGTATGACATTTATACACCCGTAGAACCGAAACCTCCGGAACGAGAGAGATGACGCGATGTCAATTCCTGTTCCCATTCCGCATGCGTGACGGAAGTGAAATCCAATACGCCAGCGGAAGACATGTACACCAACTGTGCAATACGCATGCCATGCTCGATGACGAACGGCGCACTCCTCGGTGGTGCAATGTATGTCAACAGCACCTGCACTTCATCGCGATAGTCACTATCGATGATGCCCGGCGCATTGATGACTTGTACACCTTTAGCCGCTAATCCACTTCGACTACAGACAAACAAGCACGTATGTGGCGGCAGCGCGACACGCAATCCCGTAGGTACACGATAGGGTGTCAGTGGTGTCAGCGCAATATCACCATTTGGTAGATATGCGCGAACGTCGTACCCGTATGCTTCTGTTGTTTGCCGTGCCGGTAGTTCTGCATTTTCACTCTCTGTGGCGTTCACAAATGTTGGAATTGTAATCAATCGCAAACGATCCATACTCATGCTCCTTGTTATACGGTTCGGCGTTTTCCGATCTCGTATTTTGCTACCAACTCCCACTCATTCTTTTCGCGAAATGGC